TGGAAGTGGGACGTAGCGGCGGCCGAGAGATTGGCCGGAGACGCCGTCCAACTTAAGCCGAGCATCGTCAAGGCGCTCGAGTTAGTCCTCCTGGAAACGGGTCCGCATCTTGCGTTCCTGCACAACGGGAAAAAGGCCTACCTCAGTGCCTCTGCCGAGCTCCTCGCCGGTCTGGCCAGCCCAGTCCGAATCGCTAACACAAATAAGCGAATCGGAGATGAGATGGCCATTGCTGAGCGCCCCAAACGACCTGCGGTCTTCAAGAAGTCAATCATTAAGTTGGTTGCTAATGAGACTGTTATTGGTCTGGGTGTTCGCATTGGCGATGAGTTAATCACCTGCCGCCACGTAGTCGACGCGTGTCGAACCTACGAAAAGTTCTACCTCGTTTCGGGGCAGAAGCAGGTCGAGTTCCAAAAGAGCTGGACCCGCACTTTCCGTAGTGCCGACATGGACGTCGAAGCCTTCTCCATCCCCCAGGCAATCTGGGCGGTGTTGGGGGCCAGAAGCTCAGCTTTGGCTGAGGCCCGCCTTGGAGCCACTGTGACCGTTTACGGTCATAATGAGCTCGGCGAAGAGTCTCTGTCCATTGGCACCCTCAACCGGTGCGATGAGTTCATGGCCTTCCGACACAACGCCTCCACCATGCCTGGCGATTCGGGAACGCCCATTTTCATGGGCGACAAGGTAGTTGGCATCCATCAAAAGGCCGCCCCCTTCAAAGGGAGGCCTTCCAATCAGGCAATCTGTCTGTCCTTTCTTATCGACACAGCACTTGAGTCGGACGTGAGTTCGAACCAAGTGTTCTTTCGTCGGCGTCAGGACTATGAAGTGCCGGATGATGTTGATGCAGACTACCAGAAGTACCGGAAACGCCTTGCACAGGAAGATGCCGACAAGGAGGACGCCAAGACCGACTACGGAGGCCGCGTCGACCCCGACGCTCGTCGCGTGCGCATCAGGCGTGGCAAATGGATCTACGAACTCATACCCCGAGCGGATGGTTCGTACAGCCAACAAGCCTACCTGCCAGCGGACGAATACGACTCAGAGCACTCCGACCAAGGAGAGGCCTGGGCGGATTTCTCTGACAACGAGTACGAGGACGGCCAGGTGCCCATGCCAAGCTTGGTAAGCGCTTCCGCCCCCAACAACAAGCCCCCGACGGATTTCCGCCAGAGTCAGCCCTCGCAGGCACTGACTCGGCCCAAGTCCTGCTCGAACTCGGACAACTCCAGTTTACCGCTGAAGGAACTCCCGGCCCCGGCATCGGTATCGTCTCATGCGGTACCGGATATGCCATCCAGCCAGGACCCGGAAAGCCAAAACTCGAGCCTGTCGTCCTCCGCAAAGCGAAGACGGGCGAGAGCTGCGAAGAAGGCGAGGCCTTCGACTTCAGTCGAGACCCTCGAATTCACGCTAGCGACGCCCGACGAGACCACTCCTACCCTACGGGTCCCAGCGAACCTATTCCCGAACTCGGGGAAGTCCAATGGCCCGAAAGAGGCGGGAGAGCGGAGGCAGTGAGTTTGTTCCTCCAGGGGGCCAAGTTCCGACAGGGAGAAATCCCCTCTGAAGAGCGGCTGAAAGCCGCAGAGGAGTTGGTTCTTCAGAACTACCCTCACACCACGTGCCCCTTTGCGTTTTATACCGAGACGCATCGGGTGACGGAGACCATGATTCGGCGAGTCCTTGGAGATGTTAAACGCAGCTCCTCACCAGGAATCCCCTATTGTGTGCTTGGGAAGATGAAAAGTGACCTGATCGACAATCACGGTGACTTCATCGTCGAGCAAGTGCTCTTGCGCCTCGACCGACTCCAGACCATGTCCTTTGGTCCGGAGGCCGAGGACCCTGTGTTTCTCGTCAAAGCCGGTCTGACTGACCCCGTGCGCTTGTTCATCAAGAACGAGCCGCATAGTCTCAGTAAGATCAAAGAACGCCGCCTTAGACTCATCTCTTCCGTTGCGCTGGTGGACGAAGTAATCGAAAGATTGCTTTGTTCGGAACAGAACAACGTCGAGATTTTGAACTGGCTGACGTGCCCCTCCAAACCCGGAATCGGACTTAGCTCCGATGAGCAGGCCCAATCTCTCTATGATGAGGTTAGGCCTCATCTCAAGGGAGCTGAGGAGAAGGACATCTCCGGATGGGACTGGGCCGTTAAGTGGTGGATGTTCTACTTTGACGTGAGGTGCCGGATAAGACTGGCTCACGCTCCCGAGAACTCTTCGTTCGTGAAGATCCTCTACGCCCGCACTTGGTGCTTGGCGCGTTCGGTTTTCATCACCTCGGATGGCAAGCTTTTCAAGCAAACCGTCCCTGGTATCATGAAGTCCGGCTCGTACCTCACCTCGTCCACCAACTCGCGCATGCGGGTTGGTCTGGCGTACATGATCGGAGCCACGTGGGCCATGGCCATGGGAGACGACTCTTGTGAAGACGCCGTTGAAGGGAACGACGCCGCTTATGAGCGGATGGGCATTCCTATCAAGATGTCGCACAAGTGTCTCCCGAACTCCTTCGAGTTCTGCTCTCATCGATTCACCGATGGGGTCGCTGTTCCCCTTAATTGGGCGAAGGGCCTTTACAGGCTCTTGTCAGCGACTCCTGAATTGGATCGTGTGATTCAGTTCGTTGAGGAGTACCGCCACGCTCCAGAGCTCGAGAAGTGCAAGGAAGCCATCGCACGTGTGTGGAGGCTTCCGCGCACTTTCTTTGAGTAAGCGGCTCGGCGTGAGTACGGCATGTGTTGCCGGAAAGCGCCGAGATGGGGTACCAGGAGTGGTGGGGCCTGGTAAGAATTTGTAAATAAACATGACTAGAAAACGCACGAGAAGTAGACGAGTGGTCCTCAAGGGATCGGGAGATTACTCCGCTGAAACGTTGGCTATAACCAAGCCGATGCAGCGGTTGGAATCGAAGATCGATCATCTTGAGAAATCGCTCGTGAAGAACCCGATGTCCAAATCGAACGCAGCTGGACTCATCGGCCGCACTCTTGGAAACTTTGCAGGGCAAGGTGACCTTGGGGAGCTGGCTGGTACGAGTTTGGCCAAGTTCTTTGGACACGGGGACTACACGGTCCATTCTAACTCTCTTATGGGAGTGAAGAAAGGATCGGTTGTCCCGTCTTTCGCTAAAGTGTCCCGTGGCACCCGCTATACAGAGCGGGAGTTCATTGGTGACATCCGGAGCGGAGTGCTCAGTGGCGGTTCCACTTCGTTTAACTTGCAGACCTTCGACATCAATCCAACCAATGGAAACTTGTTTCCTTGGCTGAGTCGAAGCGCTGTTTTGTATGACCAGTGGGAGCCCCATGGCATTGTATTTGAGTTTGTTTCGTCCTCATCTGAGTTCAACGGAACGAGCCAAGCGTTGGGAACGGTGATTATGGCCACGGATTACGATCCGTATGACCCTCCCTTTCCCGACAAACAAACCATGGAGAATTCAGACTACGCCTGTTCAACCAAGCCATCTAATGGCTTGATGCACGGTGTGGAGTGTGAACCTGCTGAGCGTCCAACGACGTTGCTGTTCACGAAGAGTGAAAATGCACCCCTGACGTCAACATCTTTGGGCAACTTTGGAGTTGCTACAAAGGGTTGTTCCCAGGGGAACACAACACTCGGTGAGCTGTGGGTGTCTTATGACATCACTTTCTATAAGAAACAGCTTGCTGCGAGCAGCATTCCCGTTCTGACTTTCATCGTAGCCAGCGGCACCACCAACCCTTCTGGGGGCTATTTCCAAGCTCCCGTTGTGTTGCGGTCTCTGGCTTTGACGATTACGCAGAACATTGGCATCGGTTCCGTCTTAAATTTCAACAACTCGTTGTTAATTGGTTCCAGGCATATGATTTCATACCGCCTGACGACGAATACAAACTCGAGTGACGATTTTGATGATTGGACCTTTGCCAACTGCACCAAAGTCGCTCAGCGTACCACGTACAATGAGCCCGGCGAGAGCCAGACTGACCTTATTGTTGAGCTTTCAGCTCCTGGGGCCACCGTCACAACCTCGTTGCGACCTTCTGGTGCAACTGCAACGTCTTACGCGTTGTCTGTCACACAGACTCCGGACGACTATTTCTATTTCTAGATTTGTTGTGGACCTAAATGTCCTTAAACTTGTGGACCCAATATGTCCATAAACTTGTGGATTGGCCCTCCTTATGGGCTCGACCGGAAAGTCGTTAAACTACCAGTGTTCCATACTTAGTTGGGCGCCT